CATTTTTGAAATTTATACGGCACGGTTTATACAACCACAATTTATTATATCTTTGTATCATTATCATTGGGGCCCTTTCAGAATCCTAACCCCAGTTTAGGCACGCGGCGGGGTCAAGTCAAGTGAAGGAAAAAAATCGCGGAATTTTAGGCGGTTCCCCTTGACTTCCGCCCGGAGCCTGCCTATACTTCTGGCGAACGATTCTCTATTAACAGGCAATTATAAAGGAAAAGAATGAGTACAGTAAACAAAAATTATGTGACCCTACCTACCGAAAAAAACTTGGACTTTTGGGTCGAAAAAGAACAAAACGTTCTTTTTATTGGACATGCTGGTGTAGGTAAGACTAGCATGATTGTTGAAACTTTCAAGAGAAATAACCTTAAGTATCGTTACTTCTCTGCATCCACTATGGATCCTTGGGTAGACTTTATTGGTGTGCCCAAAGAAATGAAGGATGCCAATGGTCCTTATCTAGACCTAGTAAAGCCAAAAGATTTCCGAGATGATGAAGTACAAGCATTATTCTTTGATGAATTTAATCGTTCTCACAAGAAAGTAAGAAATGCTGTAATGGAACTCATCCAATTCAAGAGCATCAACGGAAGAAAATTTCCCAATCTAAAAATTGTTTGGGCAGCAATAAATCCAGATGATGCAAATGATGAGGATACAACTTATGACGTTGAGCCATTAGACGATGCTCAACGCGATCGGTTCCATATTCAAATTGAATTGCCCTACAAGCCCTGTGAAAGATACTTCAATTCAGTTTTTGGTGAGGATCACACTGTAGCAGCAATTGAGTGGTGGAATGGTTTAGACAAGAAAACTCAACTAAGAGTTTCTCCTCGTCGTCTAGAAACCGTATTGAAATACCATAATATGGGTGGCAACATTCGCCACGTTTTGCCACCAGATGCAAACATTGCTAAACTAGAGAATGTTCTTAAGAATGGTTCTCCAACCAAGAAACTAGAACAACTTCTAGCATTGAATGTAGCAGCAGATATTAAAAAGTGGTTAGCAGACGAAAATAACTTTTCATGTGTGAAAGAAACCATTTGCGATGATACTGAATTGATGAAGAAGTGTTTTCCTCATATTCAAGATGAGAAGATCACAACTTTGATTTCTTCACAAAAGAAAGCACAAAAGTTCATATTTGATAATGCTAAAGACTACAATGCTTTGTTGAGTACTCTTGCAAATAGTACATCAAACAAGAAACTGGCTAAAAATGCTAATAAAGCATTGCTAAGTGCTGGTTTAATTACTGCTGTGCCAAAGGCAACTATGAGAACTCGTAGTTACTTCATGGCAAATGCAAAACTTAATAATCAATGCCAAAGAATGAAAAATATTCTTTCAAACGGTGTCACAAACACTAGAATAGTAAAAGCAATGTGTTCTAATTTTAATTATTTGACTGCCGCACAAAGAAAATCTTTTGTTACCGGACTATATGCAGGAATTGCAGCCGAATACTACACTTTAACTATCGGTGAAGTTAAAGACGCTTTAAATTGTATTGAACTTATGTACGGTTGGAGTCAAAATTCTACTATCGAAAAACTAAACAATATCGGTGCAATGGAAATAATTAATTCACTGGTTATGCTAACGAATATGTCCCTTAAGGACATTGATATGAATTATCCTAGAATTCTTAATGTAATGATAAGTCATTCTGGATATAAGTCTGCTGATAACTGGGTATATAAAGTATGAGCAAATCAAGATACGATGAATTTTTTGAAATCTATGATTACCTAGAAAAGTACTATTCTATCTTTTATAGTCTAGTACAAATGGGTAGACCTTCCTTTGTAGATTCTATTCCTACTGCTGCGGTAGGATTTGATGAATTTGGAAGAAATATAATGTTTGTGTTCAATCCTGATTTTTGGGATGGACTAGACGAATATAATCGTGCATTTGTAATAAGTCACGAATGTCTACACGTTCTTCTAAGTCATGGTGTTCGTTCTGTAAACTGTACTGATAAAAAACTAGCAAATGTTGCTATGGATATTGTAGTAAATCATATGCTAGTAAACAACTTTAACTTTGACCGTTCTAAGATTAAAAATGCAGATAACTTTTGTTGGATAGATACCGTATTTTCTCCACAAGAAATAGCACATCTAAACATAGAAGAAAACAAAAGTTTTGAATACTACTTAAATATACTAATAAATCAGAATAAATTCCAAACGGAATTTGAACTACAGTTTGTAGACGATCATGGACAGTTAGGAAATATATCACCAGATCTTGCTCAAGAAATTGCAGAAAAGATTATGGGAAATTCCTCTCAAGAAGAATTTGGAACTTTTAAAGAGAAAATGGGAGAAGAGGCAAAAGAAGCAGAAAATTCTCCAGCAGGATCTCGTAAAGGAGGAATGTCCAAAGTTATAAAATTAACGTATGTTAAAAAGAAGCGGAAATGGGAAAGCGTTATTAAACGTTGGACTCAGCGTAAAATAACAGAAATGGTAAGTGTAGATTCTTGGGTTCATCAAAACCGTAGAATGGTAACATTTGACAATACGCTTTCCATACCAAATATGGTAGATCAAGAAAATTATGAAAAGAACAAGATAGATGTTTTGTTCTTTCAAGATACTTCTGGATCCTGTGTGCATCTCGCAGAAAGATTCCTAAGAGCAGCAAGATCCATTCCGCAAGATCGGTTCAATGTACGGGCATTTTGTTTTGATACGGCTACATACGAAACCGATCTTAAAACTGGTCAACTTTATGGATTTGGTGGAACTGCTTTTGATATTATAGAAACTCGAATTCAAAATATGATTCGCCAAGAAAAGTTAAAAAAGTATCCAGATGCAGTATTTATAATTACAGATGGAGAAGGTTGTCCTGTGTATCCAGAAAAACCTGAAAGATGGCACTGGTTCCTATCATATAATTGTAGATACTATATTCCACAAGAATCCAAGGTTTATATGTTAAACGAGTTTGAGTAATCTTTTCCCTTTGCCTGCAAGGCAATAAATTAAGTTTTATTGCCTTGTTTTAAATGTATATTGGTCAAAAAATATATTTGTTGCGTAAATATAGTTCGTTCTATATTAAACGTAGAGTGATAACGTATACACATACTCCAAAAGAAATGGATTATTCTTTTACTAAAAATATAGTTGATGAATATTATCAATATTCTATTTCTGACATGGATCGTCCAGCAATTAGTAATTTACAAGATCTAGTAAATCGCTCAAAATGAAAATGTATCAACGTCATGTATGTTCATTTTATGGATTTCCTTTTGTTCATATTCCAAAAGGAAGGGCAATTTCTTATTCTTCTTCTTCAGAAGAACATGGAATATCTGCTATTAAAAAATTCATTATTTGGTTTGGTGACATGAATGATATAGTTTTTGAAAAATTAACTATCTCTGAAGTGGATGGAAAAACTATATCATATACAGATCAAGAATCACATTCAACTGTCAATTTACATGAACTCCACAAGGCATTTAGATGAAAATGTATCAACGTATAATATCTACTCGAATAATCGACTATTGGAGTATTGTTTCGGTATCTTCCCTAGAAAAGAAATCAATTTCTAATAGATATATTAAAAAATCTAAAATTAAATTCTATCAAAATGACCTGTCAATAAAATACAAAATTACAGATGGTCGTAGTTATGACCTCAGTGATCTTCATACTTGGGTGTCTTGTACGAGTACTTTTGGATTTCTACGACAGAAAACAGGATCCACAATAAAATGAAAAGGTGTTTCTCGAATTTTAGTAGACATCCGTATAGTTCTTATATAGGAAAAAAAAGCGGATCTTTTATATGGTATCCAATATTTAGAAGCCATATAAAGTATACTATTGGTTATAAAATAATATCATCAGATCTATTTAGATCTAAATCTAGAAATAATAAAAGTTCTGGTTCAAGAATAAGATGAACATACACCATAAAACAATACATTTAAGAAATAATTGCGGATATTTTATATGGAAATATACTGTTTCTAATTGTGAACGTGTGGGTTATGATACTTCTAGGTTAAAAACCAGCACTGTCACAGATACTTATAGAACACCATATATGTTATCCGAGTCATTACAACATATAGGTTGTGGGTCCATAATGAGCAATCTCAACAGTTTAATACAGTACAACAATGATACACTTTAGAAACCATTTTTTCTATTTTAGTTCAAAAATAAAAAGAGGATATTTAGAATCCTATGTTTTTGGACGAAGAAAATCCGATAAAGAAAAAAGTTATATCAAAGAAGTTGTAGTCAACGGTTTGGGATACAGGCTTCCGATGTCAGTATCAATGCACACAGGACATTATAAATCTATAGCCAATGATTTTATGAGTTAAGATATGAATAATTTTACTAAGTTTAAATCAAGAAGATCTCAAATTCAAATTATATCTAACTCTTTGTCTCAGGATCGTCCTTTATCTTTTATTAATTTGCATATGTCAAGTATAAAAACGTGTAAACCTTTTGGTGGCGGTGCATGGAACCCACAGGTATGGTATGCCTATTCTGCATCTGGAAATTCTGCTTCTTTATATATGCCCGGCAAAATAGGATTCGGAATGGTTTGTGCTTTAGGGTAAATATGAAATATTTCGTCAGACAAATAGATATGGTTCGATCTACAATTGGTACTTCCTGTATAATATACGCAAAATCCGGTTCGGTGCTGTGGAGTAGAGGAAAATGTGTATCAAATGATGTGCTAATGTCAAATATAAAAACAATAACAATAACAAAACACTTAGGAGTTTTTTATATGTTGTCAAGATCTGGAGAATATAATTCTATATTAAAGGTTGGCAAAATATACTCTAAACATTAAAAAAGGTTTATATGAAAGTAAAAGAATTAATAGAATTGTTGTTGCAAGAAAATTTAGAAGCTGATGTAAAACATGTTCACTGGGAAGTTGCAGAAGGTACTATGACATCTTGGCCTGTAGAACTAGATATCCTTTTTGTAACAAAAGGACTGGATATAGTCTATTTAAATTAAAATGAATATACATTATAAAAATATCTATAAACATTGCAGATGTTCTAAACTAGTCAAAGTTGAATATTCAATTGGAATTAAACCAAAATCCAATATTAGAATATTAGAAACCGATCACTTTTATTGGGTTACAAATTATTTTTATTTTACTTATACTGATATCGATTTTGGTTGTAATACTTTAATATCTAAAATAGACCGCTATCTTGATGCAGGTTTCTTTTCTTACAATAAAATATGAATAACTTCATTAGATATTCTGATATAGATGCGATGTCTTGTATAAGGACTCTTCCGGTTTCTATGTCTAAATACTATTTTAGAGCTGGTGGTAGAAGAAGATCACGAATAAAAGTATGCATTAATAATTATATTACTAGATGGTATCCTATTTCTGCTTGCGGCAGTTTCTCATATTATCCCGGGGAATTGGGTTTATATTGTAGCTGTGCTAAAATATGATTTATTCTAATCGAAATCGAAAATTGATATTCTCTAATAATTGGCTAGACGGCAAACCAAAAATTTTTCGTATATCTAATAAGGGCATATCACTGGTTGGACGACGAACCAAATCAAGAGTAAAATCCATTAAAACAAAAATTGCTTTTGGTTATCCTTATGATTGTTCCCATTCTGGAACTATGGTTGATCGAGTTTGGTATAGGAGTGGAGAGTTTAGTTCTAAATTGTAGCACAACTTATGAGATACTCAAACAGAATATCAGTCCGGTGGTTTGGTAGAGGCCATTCTCTGGAGAATAAAAACCCAATTTCTACTTTAAATAAAGTATTTAGTTGGTATTCAAATATGATTCCGTATTCATATACATCTATAAAAATGACTGGAGTTTGCCAGTATGGGTTTGATAATATAATATATAGTACATCTTATTTGGGGGAGTTATATAATGATCGTAATCAAAATAGTGGGACGGAATATTCCAAAATCTAAAAGGTTGTTGAGCGAGCCCAACCCGATTTTAAACACTCCATATATAAACATCGTGTCCACAATCGTATATTTTAGAAAATCCAAGATCAGTCATAATTCTATTTTCCGATCGTGTATCTCCGGGAAGTATCATCCCCTTCTTTTCAAGTCTTTTCTTGGTAAACTTATATCTTTGGTTCTGTTGTTCGGAGTTTAGTAAATCCCATACTAAGATAAGATTTTCCGTTTCCCCATCTTAAATCACAATAAGATATAATACTTTGTGGTTTATATTTTTCTTTAAAAGCATTTAATAATTTACTTCCGCCACCTTGTACAGAACAAGATGTAGAAAATCTTAATAATTCCCATTGATAGTTGGCGTTGAATCTGGGTTGGCCAAATGTCATTGCTGCGACTATAACTCCATTTTTATCTTTTAAAACAAAAGAAACTTTAGCCGCACATTTTCCTTGTATATGTTCACTTAACATCAAAGAAGAACTGTCCGTTTCTTCCACTGTGCATTCTCTAGCACCAATTTTAGTTTGGTTGGAAACGCCAAGGCGGTGAGCAATCTTTTTCTTAACTATATCTTTCTTATTTTTCCACTCATCTTCAAAAATAGTAATAAGATCGATACCAGAAGTTTGACATGCTTTTAATTTGTCTTGGTGATAATTCTTAGATTTATAAATATCGGAATGCCAATAAAGACCACAAAATTCAATTCCTAGATTTTTAGAGGGAATGAATAAATCTAATTCTTGAGGAGAAATTGCGGTTCGATTTGAAGTTTCAACCAAACCAGAGCCAAACCCGATTTCTCCTAGATAAGTTAAAATTTCTTTTTCTTGTGAAGATACAATATATTTCTTAATTTCTATTCCGTGCCTCTTGCAATAGTCTGCAACTGTTTTAGAAGTTGCAGAAAGACCAAGATCAGATGCAATCTGAGTCAAACATTTCTTTTGAGTGTGATGTTGGTCTACAAGCCAATCTTTGTCCGAAAGACACTTTACGGCTTCTGGGGGCATGTGAATTTGAGATGGTTCAATTGTACCATATTTCTCTAATAGAGATTTTTTAATATTTTTTTGTATTTCCGGAGATTTAAATACATTAGTATATCCATATTTTTTCAGGCAAGTTTCTTCAGATTTCTTTTTGATTTCTGAAGCCATAACCGAATGTGGAACCCCATATTTTACGAGATTATCTTCTTGAATTTTCTTTTGAATTTCGGTGTTGTTTGCTGGACAACGTGAACCATATTTCTTTATGTTCGTTGCATCTCTAGATGCTAGCATCTTTTTCATACACGATGGGTCTGATGCAAATACTTCGGCTTGTTTTTTGCCTTTACACTCTTTGCAAGAGTATGTTTTAATTTTTCCTTTTAATGCTCTTGTATGATTATAAAATGGTTGTTTAATAGCTTTGTGACAATAATCACATTCCATCCAAACATCTTTTTTAGAATTATCTGAAAAATGGCTAGGATTATAACCCAAATCATCTATTGTTTTTTGTACTAAAATCATAATTTTCCTTTTTGAAATTGCTCTTACGGCCTGTAGCGGATAACAATACAGACCCTCCCACCTTTATTTATACGGGAAATCCAGAGATTCTCAAATTTTGCAAAATAATTTTTTATATGAAAAAGGCCCCGGAGTAAAATCCGGGGCCTTAAACTTATATTAAATTGTATCTTTTCTTCACTTCCTTTATATCTACATTGAGAATTTTCCAGTTAAGATAAGATCTACCATTTCTGTATTTTGTTAGTAATCCTGCATCTGAAAAGGCACCATGTTCCTTGCAGAACTTTTTAAGATTATTTGTAATAAATGTTTCGTTTGTAGTTTCGTTGAGAATTGTATATGTGCGTTCTTTTTTAATGGTATAAAGGAGTTTGTAACCTTTGGTTTCTTTGTAGGTTGTAAAAGTTCCTTGGCTTAATCCATTCTCTTTACAAAATTGTCTTAAATTTACTACAACAACTTCTTTTCCGTTTGGCATCCGAACACCCGACTCTTCTGATATTTTGTTCATAATTTTATCTTTTGTTTTTTGTGTATGAGTAGACCCTTTATGAGATTCCGAATATGCTTGTTTTTGTTCTTCTGTATAAGTTCTGCCTTTAAGTGCTTTTGAAATTTGTGGACATTCTAAACCTTTGTTCCATGTATTTTTTCCTATTCTACTCTCAGACATTTGTTTTATCATTTCTGGTGTTCTGATTTTTCCTTTATTGGCCTGCGAAATCTTATCTTTTGTTTTTTGCGAGTGTTTCATGCCTAACCAACCATCTCCACCTGTGGTCATATTATATCCTCCTTTTGATCCGTGTGCGTGAAAGAATTCTATAAAATAGGGTTCTAGGGTGTTGAACACGAAATTTTTGTCTTGGTGTTCTGTAATTGGTATAACATCGAAATTATCTGCCCCATATTTACGAATTGCTGCATGTAGTGCTTGACCATCTTCCTCTTTTATAGCAGACCTAACATGCCGATTCCATCTTATTTCTGGATTTGCTATGGTTGCCCCAACGTATGGTTTGCCGTTTGTCTTGTTGAGTATAAGATAAATGAAAGCCATTTGAGATTTCCTTAAATTGAGATTAACTGTTCCGATATCTATTTTTATTTAGGCCAAAAAATTTGGGAACCTTAAATGGCTCCCAAATTTTTTCGTTATATTAAGATGTTTTATAAGATTTCTAGTATTTTAGTTTACACTAACTACTTGCTTAGAATAGATTATCTACCCTACAGATCCGATAATACTGATTTACACGAGCAGTTAGAGACTGTCCATCAGCAGACCCAGTGGCTGGGTTGTACACGAACGGGTTGCTTACGAGTCCATAACGGGTCTTAAAGGCAATCTTGGGTTGGAAGTTATCCTGACCTACTGCTCTTACTACCTGTAGTGGTACGTATGGACAGTAGAACAATCCAGCATCAAAGGGGCTTGTACCCTTATAACCTACACAGAAGAAGTCACGAGCGAGAGAAGCATAAGGATCAATATAAACCTTAAACTTACCTGCAAGTGTACCTACAAAGGTGTTGCCGGTGTCGTCTACATTTAGATTAGTGGAAAGAGCAGGAGCATAATCAAGTACGCCAGCCATGCTTAGAGCAGAGGCTACGTCGCTTGAACACATAAGGAAGTTACCCTTGCCTCTACGTGTTTCCTTTGCAATCTGATTGGCTTCGCGCTCAATCTGGAATAGCATACCCTTGAACTTCTCAGCACTCCAACGACCGTTAGAGTCTACGTTAAGGTCGAACACACCACGAGTTTGTGTAGTTCCAGAACGTGCGCCAAGCTTTGCTACACCATAGATGGTGCGCATGACTTCGCGGTTGATTTCAGCAAGAATTTCGCTAGAAAGAATGTTAGCGAGTTCTGTTTCTGCATCAAGACCGTGAACAGCCTTAAGGTCTTGCTGTAGTTCCATAGTGTATTCTGCCTTCAAAGCACGGGTCTTTGCTTCTACTACGGTCTTTTCGATGCTGAATGCCATCTGTGGGAAACCGTTAGATACTGAGTTATCGCCAAGAGCTTCACCGGCGGCTGTGGTATATCCGGGAGTACGAGAAACGCCTGCTGTAGTAGCAGAAGTACCCGAACCGAATGGATCCATACCTAGTGAATCGGTGTTAAAGTCGTAACCAGCAGTAAAGCCGTTACCTAGAGTACCGCTTGTTGCACCAGAACCACCAAAGGCGGTATCTGCTTCTAGGAATAGTGCTTCTGCACCAGTCTGAGACTGGTAACGAGAGCGCATTGCAAAGATAAGACCTGTTGGGGCGCTCATTGGCTGAACACCACAAACATCATAGGCAACTAGGTTTGGCATGGCACGCCGTACTAGTGAGATCAAGATAGGATCCCATAGAGTTACGTTACCGTTAGAACCTGTTGCAATAGATGCACCAGAACCAATGCTGTTAGTTGGGCTAGATTCACGAAGGCTCTGTTCCTGGTTCTCTAGGAGAACAGCAGTAACATGCTTACGATAAGAATCACCGATCTTTGGCATTTCTTTGTGGTCCAATACTGGATTCCACTTTTCCATTAACTTTTGACTTGCTTTAAAATCCATTTAGAAACTCCTTGATTTTCCCTTTAGTAATATTTATAAATTACTGTTTTTTGCGTTATTTCTTACCAAACTTGCTAAGACTCTGGACATATGCTTCCATGAAGGAATTTTGTTCTGGCTCTACAACAACTTCCTCGGTTGAGCCATCTGGTTCATCGTTTACAGACTCAGCAATAACCTTTACCGAAGAATCGGGTTGGGCTCCTGCTGGCTTTTTGGTGGACTTGTTGGCACCAAAGTAACTTTCCTTGATTACCTTGATTTTCTTTGTATAATCTTCATCTGAATCAAATGCTACGTTTTCGCAAAGAGTGGCGAACCGATCAAACTGGGTTGCAGCAAGACCTTCACCAAGTTCTGCGATAATTTCATTTTTGCGGAAATCTTCTACCATTTCAGATAGTTCTACGTTAGCAGCAATCTCTTCATTTAGACGTGCTTCGAGTTCATCAACCTTAGAAGCAAGTTCCTGTACTACGTCTACCTTAGACTCTGGTACAGTAATGTTGTGCTGTAGGAATACGCCACGCATAGCCTCTAGAAGACTTTCGGCTATCTCAGTGCGTACACCATTTTCTACCTGAAGATGATTATCTTCCATCCACTGTTCGGTTACATAGTCGAGATAAGAATCAAGTTGCTCGGCTAGTTCTGCACGAATACCGTCAAGTTCGTTGTCGAACTGTTCATCTAGTTCAGCCTGAACTTCTTCACGAAGTGCGGCTTCACGATCAGCAAGTGCTGCTTCAAACACAGTTTTTGCACGGTTCTTGAAATCTTCGGTTAGTGTGCCGTCTTCGCCAAATAGAGCGTCGAAATGTTCATCCATGCCTTTCTTGGCAAATGGATTCTTTTTCTTGGCCTTATCATCAGAGTCATCGCCATCTTCTGAATCATCAGAATCATTGTCTGGCTCTGCATCTTTCTTATCGTCTTTCTTTCCGCCCTTTTTCTTGTCGCGGAGTTTACGCATACGATCTGCGAAACTTTCCTTGCCACCATCTTCTTTATCACTTTCCTCGGCAGTTACATCTGCACCACCAGCAGAAGGACCAGTTAGTTTATTGCTAGAACTGGTTGAACTCTTTGCTTTGGAATCTTTGTGTGGAGGTGTTGCTTGTGAAGTTGCATTTCCTGCTTTCTTTACAGCATCATATCCGGGGGCTTTCTTGAACTCTTCTGGAGTACCACTGTTTTCTGGAGCTTTTGGCATACTTGTTTCGCCTCTCTTATCTTCTACATTTTTTGTTTGCATATCTTTGATATTTTCATCTAAGATTGCTTTAATAGTTGACATCTGGTCCATTCGAAAATCTCCTAATTTACGACCTTAATATTTATAATCTCTTATATTTTGCGTATGAATTTCTCAAATTCTCGAATTGCTACTTCTTGCAATTTACGAGATGGCGTATTTGAGATTTTAACTTTAATTTCTTCAACGTCTTTTTCTTTTATAATTCCATTTTCATATACCCATTCTTTATTTTCCATAATACCGCGAACAAAAGCATCAGGAGCAGATGGATCGGCTACAATATCAGCAGCAGTTACTAGACGGAAATCTTTGCCTACATAGTTAACACCGTCTTTTTCTTGTAGTGTTCCAAGACCTCTTGAAGATACACCTAGTCTAGCACCTTCATCCATAAGATTCTTTACAATTTTTCCATACGGAGTGTCCATAATCTTTGCTTTACCAACAAAGTTATTTCCATCTTGACGCAATTCTTTAATCATGTGGCTCACACGCTCAAGATTAATTGACGGAGAATTACCTGTCCAAAATGCTTTATTATTTTGTTTCATATAAAAATTGCCATTTTTTACACGAAGACAATAAACATTTCCATCATGTTCAATTTTAGTAATTTTTGTAAATCTATCATCTAGATAAATTGTTGGACACGTAGAAACATTTAATTGATATAAAGGTTTTTTATTGCTTGCCTTTATAGTTCTTCCTGCAAATTGATAATCTTTTTTGGTTTCAATAACGGTCCAATTGCCGCATCCACCAGATTTAATCAAACATTCGTGCAAATCTTCAACGAGGCGTTTAGAAACAGAAAATAAATTTTGAAACTGATTTTTAGTTCTTCCGTCGCCCAAAATGTACCAGTGTACCAATTCTTCCAGAAGGGGAGCATCTAGTTGTTTGATTTCGTGGGGTATATACTTATTATATTTATTGCCTAAATCTTTAAGATAATTGTGTATTCTACGATCAATTAATACAAACATAATTCTATTTTTATAGGTATATTTATTCCATTTTACGGGAAATTTTGACAACATTTCTTCAATTTTATCAGCCTTTTCACCGATATTCTGAGAAATAACAATTTTGTCATTTGGTGCTGTGTGTCCTTCTGCAAGCCATATACCCAAAAATTGTACGAATATTTCTGTTTTTATATTTAAATCTTCAACAATATTATTTTTTCTATTCACCATTCTTTTTATAGTAGTTGGATCTATACCACTTAAAGTAATAAATTCTGGATTATTTCCAGACCACTTTCCAGTTTTAAGAACAGAATGTTTATTATACTTTTTTCTATTATTATAGATTTCTTCTATTGTTACCATTTCTTTTTTACCGTGACGATCTTGTACTAAAAATCTATGTCCGGGTGTAAAAGAAGAATTCATTCCACGACAATTAACTTCATAACCGTGGCCTTTATAGGGATCATTAATTATTTTTTCAATAGGATTTTCTTTAATAAATCCATCACCACTCAAAGTAAGAATATTTTCTCCAACAGAAAGTTCTGTAAATGGCTTCCATCCAGTAGATGTAAGTACATCAAATTTTTCAGAAAAAATACACTCCGGATGTGAAAGTTCCCCGAAAGCTCTAGAAGTGTCTATATATTCTGTTCTATATCTATTTACTTCTTGTAACATTACTTCTAGTGGGTATACTCTACCATTTCTATTTTTTAAGTTAGATTGTAGAAATGTACCTTCAATGAAATAATTTTTTCCTTGAGGACCATCTTCCACTAAAACTTGAATTTCTTCGGTTACTTCTTTGATAAGTTTCATTTGATTTTAAGTTCCTGTTATGCTGGTTACAGCAAATCCTATACCTTTTGTAAGTTCCATAATAAGAGTAGCAGTATTATCTGCACCAAAAGCACCAACATTTCTTACTTGAATTGAGTTGTTTCTGGTTGGACCTGTTGTGGTATTTTTTAACATCAAACCTTCTTCTGCATAATCCTGTAAACCAGTATCAAATACATATTGGAATGGTGATCCTGTTACAGATCCAGAAACCCCCCAAGCAATTTCTATATTTTGCCCGGATGCACCTGCTATATTCCAAAATACTTTGGAAACACTTAGTTCTGTTGACGTAGGATTTGTTAAACCTTGATAACCAACTAGTTCGTTTGGAAAAATTGCACCAGTAATGCCATAAGATGCGGCGGCACCACCAGAATAATTAAAACGTACCCAAGCACGTTTTGAAGTGTCTACTAAAATGTCGCGTGTAAATGGCATTTATTATCCTGTGTAATTAGATTCGCAAAAATTTATTGCAAAATTGAAACTATCGAGACTTTCATTCATAAGTAGTTTAAGTTTAAGTTGATTGTGTTCATTTAGTTCATCGTGAATATTTGCAACATACTTTGCAATTTTTGGAGTTATAATTACTGTTTCGCCATCGTTTAAGATATACTCAATCTCTACATTTTCACGAAGGGCTTCGATTACGGCAATAATAACACTTTCATTGGCTGCTTCTATTTCAGATTTCTTTGAAGCCTCTGGATCAAGTTCATCATATACAGAATTGATACAATCAATAGCAATTGAAAGTTTTTCTACTGTTGCATCATCAATATTATCAGAAGCAACAATATCATCAATTTTAGAATTCAGTGCATTTAATTGCGTATAAATGAGTGAAGATTCTTCAAGATTATCTTTTGAAGAAGGAGTAGTAAATGCATTTGATTTTCTTCTTAAATCTGTAAACTTAGACATTTGATCTTTTCCTAAATTTTATAATCTTGGAGCTTTTTCTAAAGGTACTACTGGTTCTGGTGCTGCTGGTTGTTCTTGCGGAGGACCGCCAAATTTTTTCTGATTTTTGTTGAAATTGTTTGGTTGTTGCATTTGCGGCTGTTGCATCATTGGATTCATTTGTTGCTGTTGAAGATTTAGTTCGGCTTGTTGCTGTTGTTGTAGTTCTGCTTCTAGTTCTTTTTCTTCCTGCATTTGCTTTGCCATCTCTAAGATTTCTTCATCACTAAATCCTAGAATGTTCTTTTGTATCCAATAATTACTATAATATTTTCCAATATATGGTTGCATTGCATTAAGAACATTCATACGATCATTATTTATTTCATTGTGCTTTAGTTCTGCAAAGAAACTATCTTTAAGATAGTCAAAAAATAGTTTATGTCTTATGTCTTCCCAATCTTCTGGTTCTATTATATTTTTAAGTATTAGTTGTGTCTTTAATAGTGAATAAAATAATTCAGAAAACTTGTTTCTTAATCTATTTATAAATTTACTGAACTTAACTTCATCTCGGGTAATTTCTGTAGACCGACCGATATTAAAACTTTTTTGTTCACCCTGATTTCTTGAATAAGGAACATTTAGGGAACGATAAAGTTTTCTTTGGAAGTATTCTAGATCCTTGATTTCATTTAGATTTTCTGCTCCGGGTAGTGTGGTTATTTCTGTTCCCTTACCACCTTCGCGTCTTGGCATCCAATAATCTTCGATCATACTTAGATGACGCTTATCATCACGCATTTCACCGCTAGAAGCATCATAAATTAGTTTATTACGATGCCGATTCATAAGAGACTTTAGGTATTCTTCTGCTTGTGCTTTTGGAAGATTACCAACGTCAACGTAAAATACTCTTCTTTCCGGGGCTCTTGCAAGACGATATATTACAATAGCATCTTCAATCATTCTTAATTGGTTAAGCGCTTTAATAGCCTTGTGTAGATAACCAACAGAACGTTTATTTCTACTATCATATAGACCAGATGTTAGGAATACGATTGCATCGGGACTGATCTTTAGACCGTGAGCAGAGCCGGTACGAAAGCCATCTTTAGAATAGATGTAAAATTCTTCCACACGAGTTACTATTTTTTCACCATCTACATTTGGTGTCTTATCTCGTTCAAATTTTTTAACTTTTTGAATATTTACAGGATCAACATAACGAAGTTCTGCAATACCGGCTTTTTCATCTTTTTCATCAACTATAATATGATAAACGAGTTTACCGTCTACATACCATCTACGAAAAATTTCATAGCCTTTTGTTTGAAAATCTAGAAGATGCAGGATATTATCAAACTCTTCTACAATCTTTTCTTTTACATCATTTCCCATATCAAAATCATCCATTAGAAGTTTAATGGATTTTTGATTATCTTCATTCACTATGGATTCACAAACTACGTCATCAATAGCACTCTCGCATTCGGGGTGCATTGACATTTCTCTGTACTTGTAAATTAGATCGGCGTCAGTTCTAGTAACGCCGTCTAGATCTAGATATTGACCGAAAAATCCAGCAGATGCTTCTACAGTTATAGCATCGTTCGTGTCTGGAAGTACGAACGATTTGCGTATCTTCTTACCTTCGGTAGAAGAGAGAGTTTCTTTGCCCAATAATTTAAGACCAAACAAATCTTTTAAATTTGCCATATTATGATTTCACCAATTTTCTAAACTTACGAAGAAACGCCACTGTCAGAAGTGTAATATTGATACTGAATTGTAACACCAAATTGCTCAACTGATGTAGCAGGCTCGAAGTTAAGATCGATGGCAGTAATAGCAGAAGGCCAGCAATCTACAAACTTATAAGTCTTTAGATCTGATCCATCGCGGTCAAGTTGTGTTACTTGCCACTGGAAAGCATACTGTGCAAGCGAACCCCGACCTTTGTGTGATTCGATAGTGGAGATAATATCACTCCACTTTTCAAATGCATTTCTTAGTGCCCAGTTAGTATCATTAAGAACCTGAATATTCCATTCAGGAAAATCACGTTCTCCTGCTAGTCTCATTGGACGACCCAAGAAATTAGTAGTAATAGGAGTTATTGTGATTGGAGGTATACTTGCCGCATTACAAAGAAATTGTATTTGTGAAGAGGGATTTAGACCAGCAACAGCAACGGCTTCTGCTGGAAATAAACCCTGACAACGGAATAGGTTACTTCTGGCACCGCCACCAATAAGTTCTTGTTTAAAACGATTAATAAATGGTTCAGCCATTTCTGAGTTACTCCTAAAACATTTCTAACATTATCGAACAATTCTAGAGAAGACTTTTACATCTTCTCTAGATATATTTATATTAGTTTCCCGGAACTGTTAGGGCTGCCACTTCCTCGAAGTTTACGCCTGTTGGGGTAGATATGAAGTTGAGCTGGATGTAGTTAATACTACGGGCGGGCTTAATATACAAATCTGCAACAAATCGATTTGCATCTATTACGCCGGGTGTATTGTTACTTTCATCACAGATTACCTTATAATCATAGATACCTCTGCGGGCCTGTACGTCGCGTAGGAAAGGCTCTACCATGCTTACAAACATACTACGAGTGAATGCATCGTTAAACTCAAATAGCTGGTACTTAGCAGCAATTGCGATTGCTTTTTCTAGTACAATAAAGAGTCTACGAACATTGATTCGGTCGAATGCAGAAGGCTTGGTTTGAGCGGTTCTATCACCATATAGGATTGTTCCTTCGCCGGGGAAAGTTACAACAGGGTTAATACCCTTTGGATAGATGGTGTCTCTTTCGGTCTGAGTAGGATTGAAGGCAAGCGAGATTACATCGCGGATATTACCGCGATTAAATCCAGCAGGACTCCACCAAGGATCATTGGTTTCATCGGTTCTTGCACAAAGACCGGCGATATCTCCGTTGAGTGGAACCCAACGAGTTACGTCAGAATAGCGGTCATACTGCTTCTTATAACCACTGTCAATAAAGGCATAGGAATTGCTTCCGATGTTACTCTTAAGGGTGGTGCAGTTTGAGATCTTTGTGGCAGATGTTGAAAGAGGATTGCTGTTAGGAGCAGAGAAGAATGCTACGCAATCCTTACGGGCTCGTGCAATTTCTGCTACAGTTTGAGCATCTGTTCCATATAGAGGACCACCAAGTAGAAGTGATACGTCTACATTATCTGCGTCTGCAAAGTAGTTTGTATAAGAAGAAGCAATCTGGCTTTGTGATGGTACAGAACCTACAGATCCACCGGTAAACGAAGCGATATAAAGACCACCAGTAGCACCCATTGTAAGGATACCGGCAGTACCAGAAATTGATCCATATGTGCTAGGAACCGTAGAAGCATGTACACTCATTCCGGGTATTGCATTAAGAACCCAAGCATATGCAGAATCTGAGTTAATTACGCGCTTAAAGTAGTTGCTAGTTCCATCGCTCTTGCGAGCATCAGAAGCCTTGCTCAAACCTTCATAAAGCTCTAGAATTGAGCCCGTAACACCAGAGAATAAACCATCTTCGTCAATAATAGCAACGTGTACTTCGTCGTTTGCAGAAGTATTTCCATTGATATTCTGTACAAAAAGTGAGGTTCCCGGAGCAGATCCAAAGTTACCAGAAAGCGACCAGTTGTTAAATCCACTTACGCTATCACACATTTCTACTCGTAGTGAATTACCAAATGCTCCAGCCCATTTAGCAGCAAGATAAGCATTAGTATTTGTGGTATACCCACCGTCGTTTACGTTATAAACTGCATCATACTGATCCTGATTTTTAATAAGATAAGATGGGGCAGATCCAGTAATAGTATTAGATGCAACTGCGTTTAGAGCATCACCAGATGCTCCGCGTACTACTTGGATATTGTTACCATATCTTAAAAAGTTGGCGGCAGTAAAGAAATATTGAAAAGTATCAATATTTGGACCACCAAATAACTGATAAAGATCATTTTCGCTACTTACTATGATACGCTGGTCAATAGGACCCCATTGAAAATGTCCTGCAATACCGGCTGGCGTAGTAGCAATAGCCGGAATTATAGAGGTCAAATCCCGTTCTGCTACCTTTACACCGGGGCTAATTTGAAATGCCATTTATTCATCTCCTTGAACTATAAATTCGATAGTCTTTCGTAGAATTATTTATGAAATTATGGTTTTTGCATCTATTTTCTTAAAAATCAGCAGGAGCATCATCTTCTTCAGAAAAGTTTCCTTCTAGGAATCCAAAAGAACTATTGTCTTCTTCAATTTTCTTTAGTTGTGCTTCATAAAGACGTTTACGAATATCTGAATTTGTAAAATCCTTAAAATATGGTTGTGTAGTCAGCCAACTAAAAAGAACCAAAGTTGTTACAAGATCGTCGTGATTTCCTTCTGAGGCTTCGAACTTATCGTTACCAGCAACTGTATTTTTATTGATGAAGGTGCCCAATTCTGAAATAATATCAAAATCTTCGATTATAAGTTTTTCACCTTCAACCAAGTCTTTGAGAATGCAACAACCTTGGGTTTTAACGCTGTTGCTCATATTCACGCCATAATTAGACTTCCCTTTGCCACCAAAACCACCATTGGCTTTTTGGCCTTTTTTATCACTACTAACCATTATGATATTTGGATATTCTAATTCTGTATGTAATAGTTCTGCTACAGTTTGACCAAGATCATTTATTTCCATTAGAACGTATGCTTCATTATATTTGTCTGCTATCTTTTTAATATATGAAGGAAATACTTGATGAGATATTTTATTATTTCTAAACTTGGCTACTAATTTATATGGAGATGTTGTACAATCTATTACAGAAAAAGCATGATAGTCTTGTTCTAGGCCCCTGCCAGTATCAGCACACAAAGCATAGATATGATCTTTTTCTGGTGCTTCAAATATATCCATACCATCAGTAGATCTTGTTATTGGATCTTTATATGTTAAGGTATTTAACTTTGCAGGAGAAATAAGAGTATTTTCAGATCCCAAAAATTCATTTTCGAACTCTACTCGCCACTGTAGTTCCGATGTGTTTTTAATAGTCTGCTCTTTAAATTTCTCGTCTCTACCCGGAACATCCCACCAATTCGCTTCTACAGGTAAGTAATCATTTTTCTTATCAATAGCATCTTTCCAAATTTTATAAAAATGATTCATACCATTTGGAGTAGATATAATTACCAACTTAGTTGTTTTACCAGAAGTAATAACTGGATATACCGAACTAAAGAACTCTTCTGCAATATTATTACTTACAAATGCAAATTCGTCAAGAACAATAATATTTCTGGACGATCCACGAATAGCAGATGAAGATGTTGCAGATACGTCGAGTTTGCTTCCGTTCTCAAGTTCGATAGAAGTTTTGTTCCATTCAACTGTGCCCTGCTGCATCCACGAAGGAAGATTTTCATAAGATTTTTTAAGACGATCAAGCAATTCTCCTGCTGTTTTTGCTTTGTTTGCAAGAATAGCAACAGATGCATTCTTATTAAAAAGAATGTAATGTAGTAGATAACTCGTTAAAGTCTGAGAATTATGCGATACTAAATTATTTGTATAATATACATTTCCATTTTCTACATTTAAAAGATCATACATTTCTTCAAATTGATCTGTTTCTTCTATAGTTAAAATTTCTTCCAAACAATTTTTGCCCAGTATAAAATCACCAACTTTTAAGTTTTTGGTGAAAATTTCTTCGTATGTATTTCCGGAAATATGTTTGTGAAGAATATGATCATCTGCACATTTTAAAGAGGTATTAGTAGTTATTATTGACCATATTTTATATGACTTTGTTTTTCCAATTCCAGAAAAAGATTGCCATCCAGAAGGAGTTTCTACCTCCCAATCGTTTGTATTAAATTCTTCTATAAACTCAGCCATTTAAAAATTCCACACAATTTTTTATTACTTTTTCTGGATCTTTTTTATAGTCCCGCTCCGCAACTCTCATTACTTGAAATCCATTTTCGGTTAAAATTCTATCTCTTTCTTTATCTTTTTCTTGATTTCCTCTTGACTCTCCATGCCAGTAATCTCCATCAAATTCTATAATTTTCTTTGTTTCCGGACAATAAAAATCTAAGAAAAATTTGTGTTTTTCTGGAGAAATATAAAAAAATTCTTGGTTTTTTCTATTTAATTTATTATCATTTGTTGCAAAATAAACTTTTTTACCATTTAAATAAGGAAGCAAACTTTTAAATAATTTTTGAGAAACCTTAGAAAATCCTTTAATAAATGCTACTTTTTTTCTATTTATTTCTTCTATTTCTTTAGGAGATTTATTATTTAAAGTTGTTTGCCATTTTTCTTGCCTGTCTTTCCACTTTTGTAATCCTAATTCTTCCCCATATTTTTCAATACAAATTTCCTTAGAAAATGTAGTCTGTCTTTCTGATAATTTTTGATCTGCTTCTTCTGGAGAAAATCCTTGATCTATCCAATATTTTAAAGTTGTACTACATTTACCAGAAGTTTTTGTTGAGTTTGTTATTTTTTCTATTATTTCTTTTTTATTGGTAGAGTCAGCATAAATAAACTTATTAGATAGTGCTGAAAATTTTCCTCCATGTTGATATCCGGGATTTTTATCTCCTTTTAGTCTATCTGAACACCCTTTAAGATATTTTTCAGATCTAGTAGGAAGATTGTATTTTTCCGTATATTCTTTGCATGTCATTTTGTGCATTCTAACAATATGGGAAGCCAAACAATTTGCTTTTAGTTGACATATGGCACAAGATACCATATCCTCAGTATCTTTATGGATCTTGTTTCTTTGATTCATCTGTTGACAACGAAGGGAACAAAATTTTGCAGATTTTCTCTGGTATTGGAATGGGGTTTGGCAATGTAGACACAATTTTAAGTTTTGCTTTGATAAGTCCATATAATTCTCCTATAGTAAGTTCTTTTATTTCGCCAGTTTTCTTATTGCGAATCCTTACTATAGTATTTATATAAATGCATTTCCCACTCTGTCTAGGAATTTTACATACTACAAATCTATTATTATGTACTGCATTTACAATGCGTTCTTGAAAAGGATAAAGATTAAAAGGAATTAATCCCTTATCCAAACTGATAATCTGAACATAATTCTTGATAAAATAAACTGGGTCTTGCGCACATCTAGCATATTCCCGCAACTGATCTATAGTAAATTGAACATCAGTATTGGGTTTTTTTAATAGGGGATTACCCTTATAAGAATTTTTTGGATCATTAGACATAATTTATTTCGGTGGTGAATTTAATTGATTTTTAATCAAATCTAACAAATCAGATGTGCTACCAACAAACATATTATTTGTTGTATTGTTTTCTGACTTTTCATTATTTACTATCTTGGGTTTCTTTAGACGATGAATTTCTGCCAACTTGGAATTAACTTCTAGAGAGGTTTTTATCAAATCGGCAGCAACTTCATATGCTCTGGCTGGAGACTCTAGACTTTCTGCAAGAGTTAAAAGATTATCAATAGCAGTATCAGATTTAACTATTAGTTTCTTTAAGTTAGATCTTACTTCTTGAAAATCTTTTTCCTCTTCAGTATTTGCCGTACCATCAACATATTCGGAAACAACTATTTCTTTCCTTGGTTGGGGTGAGGTTGCAGTAGAGGGAACAATATCTAGGATATCTTCAAGACTTTGTTCTTCAGTTGTTTGGATATTCTGTGATGTCAACATAATACGTTCCTGTTGGGCCTATACTTCCTGCGGTTGCTCCACCGGTAGGACCAACTACTACTGTGGCAAACGTGGCTCCTGTTATGCCATAAGTTACATATTCCATTCCGCTAGGACCAGTTGTTGTTCCTGTTGCCTTCATGTCATCGAAGTCAACCATATTTATATCAGATTCTAGAATAATCTTTGATGTATTAACTGGACCATATAGATTTGCTTTTGCTACAAAGGCAATAGTAATTATATAAACTTTTCTTTCATCAAAATTGCCTTCATATTCTTCTGTTGTTGTTACACTTACAATATTTATAGGTACATCTGCTCGTTCATCTATAGGAAAATTCTTGAATGAAATGCAAAAATCTGGCCCAAAATAAGGCAAAATTTGCTCTAAAATCTGAAAAGCATCTTCGGTATTTTTTGTTAATACATGAAGATTAAATATTAGATTATATGGTACTTTTTCGTATCTTAATTCATGAGCAGTTGAAGATGATATTCCCGGAATCTTCTTGGTTGTTTGTAGTTTTCTAGAAGAATCGTATTCAAACCCAACAAGTTCATATCCCATTCTTGGAAGATATGATTCAGTACGATGTATAAGTTCTGGGTCTGCTTGTTCTAACCGAACAATAAACTTCTGCTTTGGGCCATAAGCAAGAGGCACCCGAATTCTCTTTACTTCATTTCCATCAGAATCAAATCTTGCGATGTAAATGTTGTTGAAAAGAGTTCCAAACCCAGCCGCAACACTTCTTATTATACTATGTCTGAAGTATTCTAGCATAGGTTAAGGTTCTCCGAATGGATTTGTTATAGTAAAGTCTAAATTAGTATCCGAAAGAGTTTCAATATTGTTATTATCATTATAATTGTTTGCTCCTGTAGTATCATCATTTCCAGATACAATCTTATATTTGGAATTATCATTAGATGTTACATATCTTGTAACAATAGAAGATGATCCTTGCCAATTTCCTTTGGTGGATTCAAGAACAAGAGTATTGTTTCCAGAAAGAGATTTTACAGTTCCGTTGGCGTCAGCAGAAGCATAATTGCCCGTTACAGTTCCATTTGAAAACTGATAAACAAGATCGCCAGCAGCAAATGTACCAACACCACCAGTTATAGTAAGTATTACATTATATTCTTTATTATCAATAATACCGTCAATTTCGCTGTCACCAGTAGAGAAAGTTTCTTCGCTAAACTGAAATAATTCAACATTCAACTTAAACGTGTATGCTTTACCAACTTGATAAAATGGATTTTCGTGTTCTACAAATTTAATTTCAAAGAAACTTTGTGTCATAGGGAGATAAATTATATCTCCCTCTAGGGGACGTAGCATTCCGGTTTCTTTTAGAAATCTTAATTTACTTACTACTAGAGATGCACTATCTTTAATCTGTAGTCCAAATTTAGAAAGTAGATCACCATCTCCATAACCATTAACACTTTCGAGATACATTTCTATTGGTTTGTTGTCAGAAAATCTACTAATAGGATCTTCACCAAATAGTTTATCTTTGTTTACAAGAGTGCGCGGAAGATATACTACATCCATACCATAGAATTTAATAGCTTCAATAGTTAGATCTTCGATCAAACTTTGTTCGTTGCG